AGGCTCAAGTAATTTATCGTCAGCAGTTGTTTTAGTTAACTTGACTGCTTTCTCTAAGACTACAATACAAATCTCAACGAGTTTTTCTCCTAACTCTGCATCGTCAGGAATCTTTTTCACTGCATCGGAAACAATCTTTGATGCGAAAGGTAATAAAAATGACAACATTTTTCTGTAAAATACACTAATAGTATATATACGACTTACTACCCTGCTGTTCTACGTCCCACAACTCCCACATCCATTTTAGGTAAAGATGGTTTTGGAATCGCTCTGCCTGCTCTATCGAGAAGATCAGTTCCCACAATTGCAGCTGCAAAAGGATTTCTTGCCGCTAATTTTCCTACTGGTTTTACTAAACGTTGCACGGGTCTCTTAGTTTTTCTAGCGGCTACTCTAACTCTTTGTAATATTCTGTTTCTGTCTCTTATTGGTTTCTTAATTTTCTCAGGTTCTGGTTCTACATCACCTGTTACTTTATTTTTTCTTGTGTCATATTTACCGTAAGTTATTTCAACTTTCTTTTTCTTATCTTGTGGTTTAATTTTCTCTACTTCTTTTTCGTCTGGATTTTTAAATAATTTATTCCCGCCTCCTTTCATGTTACCTGTTTTTTCACTTGTGCTTGAAAAATCTGAGCCGTTTCCACCAGTATTGGCATTCCTACCTTTATTCATAGTATTATTATTACCATATATAATCCTGTTAACTTGGTCTTCATAGTCTGGTTGCGTTGCATCCAAATCTTTTATCCTTTCTCTGACTCTTTTTATCATAGGAGTCTCCCTCTCATCCTTTTCAATAATATAACCACCAAAAGCCTCTGCAACCTTTGTTAGGTCAAGTTCTTCTACTTTCATGATCTGACCCTTGTATTTCTTTTTCACACGTTCAAGTGCAGATGGCCCTTTGACTACCTTCCTTGTCTTTTCCATTTCTTTACTTGGAGGCATTGTAGTCGCATCTTTCTTATCCTTAGATGGTCTTACTCTTCCCATATCTCTTGCAATATCATAACCCTCTTCATCGAGATTATTTTTTTGCAGTTTTTTCTTTACTGGATTCTTATTGTCTATTTTAAGATCATCTCCTTTTACTATCTCACCCTTCACCTTATTCTGCGCTACTGGTGGAAAAACAGCTTTCGGATTTATTATCTTTTTTATTTTTCTCACCATCTCAATGGTATATTCCTCCTTATTCATCATCTGTTTTTGTCTCTTACTGACAACAGACTTTGTTGATTTCTCTTCAGCCCCTTCTTTCTCAGGCATGACTATGCAGTTTGGGGACTTGGGAGATACCAGTCCCCCTTTTACTTTTTTACTTGTTCATTAAAATCTAAGTCGATTCTCCATGCAGAGAAACCTTCCTTCACACGACCACGTTTCTTTGCAATTGCTTTACCGATTGCTTTACGTCTCTTAAGTAGATACTTATCAGTTGAATCATGATCACCATCATTGTCAATATCTTTATCTTCCTGTCCTACAGGATCCATTTTCTTTTCATTGAAGATATTACCGACAGGAACATGTGACTGTGCCAATGTGCTATAATCAACAGGAGACTTTACATCTTTTGGCAATGCCATGTTTTTAGGATTTTTTGGTTTCGCCTTCACTTTCATCTCACTTACATACTCTTCTTTCTTCATCTTCTCCTCTCTTTTCTTCTTTGCCTTTGCAAGAACTCGATCAGCAGCCTCACTTCTTTCTTTGTTTGGGCCATCATAAGCCATTGCACCTTTCTGCATACGAGGTGCTTTCTTCTCTTCTTTTTTCTTCTTACCAAATGCAGCCATAGGCCCTGATGGTTCGCCTGATCCTCTAGTGATACCATACGAACTACCTTCTTTTACATCATCCTTAAATTGTGGATGTTTATCCATTTGATCTTTTGTCATTCCTCTTTTCTTTCTAAGAGCTTCTTTTCTCTTTTCTTTTCCCTCTTTACCATCATCAAATCTCATCTCATGAACCACTTCCTCACCCAAAAGTTTATCTTTTGCCATTGCTTTCACAACGTTAGGTGCTGGTGAGGCAGCGAGTATTTGTAAAAATATTTTTCTCTTTTCCTCTTCTGTAGCATCTGCTGGTACTTTACTTTTAGCCTTATATCTCACATCAGACGCTAACTGAGATGCCTGTTTCTCTGTATCAGAGGCACCAGCTGCATGTCCTCTCTTTTCTTCATAGACTTTTTGATATGCACTCATCAAGTCATCTTGTAATTTTTGACTAAGCATTACTCTTTGCACGATTCTTTCTAGATTTATTTATAAAATTAAGGATGATAGGATTATGAGAAAGTCTTTGAGTATATTTTCTCAAGGCATCCGTTCCAACTTCTCTTTGATTTGCAGGCACACCAGATACTTCGGTAAATTTTTCGGTGATGTCTTTGATCCAAGATTTGAACATTAAATTTTCCTCAGTCACTGCAATAATATGATTTGCACCTGTACGAATAATCTTACCAATCAAACCAGTATTATCATTCTCCACGATATCACCAACACGGAATATGTTTCCATTCATATAATTCTCACGAAGATTCTTCCAATCAAACTTAGGAGCGATTCTCCACATCTCATTCTGTTGTTTCTTCTTAGGTTTCATTCCCTGTTTTAGGGTATCATATAATTTTCTCGCAGCATCATCATTTAATGATCTTGGTATTCCACTTCTAAATGTTTTAAAGTCATCATCCGCAGCCGCCTTTCTTAATTTAGAAGCAGACATTGCACTTACACCTTCTCCATCTGGATCACGATCTCCAGCAGATACCACGTTAATACGATCAAACTTATAGAGTTTATTATTATATTTGTTTGCTAAGTTTTCAAATTCTTTTTGTCTATCTTGTCCAACTACAATATTAACAGACTTTGCACCTCTTTCATTTGCACCTTTCAAAGCATCAAAGATTGTTCTTGTCTTTGGATTATTCATGATATGTTTCGCATGATTAGGAAACATCTGTTGCATATATCCAATCTTAGTGTCAGGATCTAAAGGATTTTTATCAGGATCATTTGATCTTGATGGATATATCTCATAGTTACCCTTTCCAGCCACCTGTTTTACTTTATTCAAAAGTCTTTCATGTCCAGTTGTGGGTGGATTGAAGCGACCAAAAGCCACAGTCATATCTGCCTCATCTCTATCTGGATCAGGTTTCGCAACTGTCTGTGAAGATAATGCTTCGACTATGAATGATGTAAAACTTTTCATATTTTCGGTACGGGCATGGGACTACCTTTATCCCAATTTTTATCTGCTGTAAAGTTTGCACGACTGAACTCCAAACGATCAACAAGTTTAAGAGCTCTACCTGATCGAATTGCAACGAATCCTTCGGGTGCTGTTACACGATAACCATCTGGTGTTCTTAAAAAAGTTCCAAATGTATTTACCTTCTGTAACTTACGAATCATAAAATTTTTGGCAGCCTGTAAATTCATATAAGATGCGACAGTCATGTATATTGACTGTTGATTATCAGAAATAAATTTAAGGCCCTTATTCTTCAGTTCTAAGTATTTATCTCTCGTTGATTTCATCTTCTTAGTTGCGATTTCTTTATCCAGAGCGTTTGAAAAATACTGTGCGAAGTCACTTGCAGTCGCACGAGCACCGACTAAACTTTTACCTTCACGAACATATCGATTAAAAAAAGTTTTAAACATGATGTTCAAAGTAAATTTATTCATGTTATTAGTTTTCATCATGTCAAGAAAACGAGATGCTTGTTTTAGAGAACCCTCTGTTTTGTTGACAAGATTTGTATATATTGTTTTCTCAGCACGAGTCATATTTGCCTCACCTGATGCATTTTTAAAATCAGATGATGTTACAAATACATCTGAATTACCTTGTATATTGATATCACCAAAACTTGCAGCCATAGCATCTAAAGTTCTTCCACTATATTGAGTGTGAAATACAATGCCAAACTTTGCCTCATCTATCTTCTTTCCAATATCACTATCTTTTGGAACTTTCTATACAATTGTGTTTGGTTGAAACGCAACACAAGTATCTCCACCTATTGTAGCTTCATACTTATCGTCAGTAAATAAAAGATCTCCCTGCACTACGTTTGGTATTGAGAGTGTAGAAAGATATTTGTATGCATCCTTGAGTTTCTCTGCAAGTTGTCCAGGCGGATATAAACTATCTACGTCATTTTCAGAATATGATATCTTTGGACTTACCTTGTTGAACACAGACTTTGTTCCAACAAAAAATCTTCCGTTATCTGGATTCACACCACAAATTATCGCAGGCGCTCCATCCCATTTTACTGTGACACGAGCCTCTGATGCACCTTGATCTAACATATCTCCAAGAGAGCGAAGGAATGCAACTGCTTCCTTGCCGCCTTGAGAACCGTCATTCAATATATTATCTTCTAAATGTTCGAGGTGTGTGTTTTTCACTATCTGTTAAGAAAGTAATGATTTATAACTTCTATCTTCTCATGTGCTTGTGCAATAGCAGTAATCTCTGTTTCTATTGCTGACATAACATCTGAGTGTTCACCAATACCTACAGGTTGATTAAGATAGATTTCAACGTTCTGTTGGTGTTTAGCAATCAAACCATTGTAATATATAATTTGATTCTTCAAGATGTCTTCACGCAAATTAATCATGTGATACAAGTAACTAAGTTTATTTATTTTTATTATAACACACTATTTGCGGTTAATCTACTTTTTCTTTTTCTTTTCTTTTGGTAGATATGCACCAGTTCCAGACATTATGAAAAATTTTAACTCTTTTATTTTTAAATCATCACCACTTCCAGCAAGTCTTTTTTTAAATCTAAAGGACATTAACTCACCCTTTGGTGCATTAGTTCCTGTCATGTAAAATTTTCTACCTTGAACTGCTGCATTATCCTGACCCACTCTTATGTTACCTGTTGTCGATTCTAATTCATTAATGTAATCAGGAGTTATCTCTTTAATTTTAGTTTTGTCAACATCAATCACATCAGCCAAATCACTTCCAAATGTTGACCTTCTAAACATGTCAAATATAGCAGTCTTAAATTTTCTTGGATTTGATGTAGAGGCTCTATCAATACCTTTCATGACATCTGAATAAAACATTTGAGCCAATTTAATTTTTGCTCTCTTCTCAGCTGGTGATCTGGCAGTTGATAATAATTCACCAAGAAGTCTGCGATATCTCTTCTCTCTTGGCCCTAAGTCAACACCAAGACTACTTATTACATCTAGTAATCCTGTGTATGGACTTAAATTTGCAACTGTTGAACTTCCTGATTTTAAGGAGAAATTCATTTGTTCATCAATAATATTATCACCATTCATATTGATTTTAACCATGACATCAGCTTTAATCTGACCACCAGTTTGTTCACCTTCCATGCCGTCAGCGATGATGTCAACTTTAACCTCATCCGATTGATTATTAGTCAACCATGTATTCTTTGCATCAACAATTTTTTTTCTATAGTTTGTATTTAAAGTATCTATTATCTGTTGTATTTTATTATCTAAATTACCGATATCACCCACTCTATCATACATCATTTTCCACTCAGGCCCATATGCTTCCCACACTGACCCCTGTTTTAATCTTACTTGTAAGTTGATTGCAACGATATCTGGATCAGGTGGAACTTCTTTTGAAGAGTATTCATAATTAAAAGCACCACTTCTAAACAAACCAGTGTCAATTTTAGCACGAACTGTATTAACTCTACCTTTACTTACAGAATTATTAGCAAACAAGTCAGCAAGACCTATGGAGAATATTCCCTCCATGATATCTCCCTCATTTCTTTTCGCCATCCTATTTTATGAAATATTATCTTATCTATTTAGAGATCATCTAACGCACGATTTTCTGATTTGTAAACATCAAACTCTCCGCCTGGATATCTCTTCTTCAACTTCTCTACATTACCAGCAATTACATCATCAAGTGTAATATTGAGTGCCATACAAGCTTGCATTACATACCACATAACGTCACCCAACTCAATAACAAGATGTTTTCGATTGTGGTCGTCCCAAGGCTTACCTTGGAAAACCATCTTCTTAACGATCTCCATAAACTCACCACCCTCAGTT